AGATACTTCGATGACATTGACTGTGTTATCGGTGATGAAGCACATCTATTTAAGTCAAAGAGTCTGACAGGCATCATGACCAAGCTACACAACGCTAAGTATCGCTTTGGATTCACAGGTACACTAGATGGCAGTAAGACTCACAAGTGGGTATTGGAAGGATTGTTTGGTAAGTGTGAAAAAGTAACTAGAACTGATGAGCTCATTAAGCAAGGATACCTTTCTAACTTTAGAATCAAGATCCTTATGTGTAAGCATGAGTATCAGTTCTTTGAAGACTACCATGCAGAGATGGAGTATTTAGTTACATGCGAAAGAAGAAACAACCTTATCAAAAATCTAGTTAAAGATTTGGATGGTAATACATTAGTTTTATTTAACTATGTCGAGAAGCATGGAGAACCACTTTACGAAATGATAAATAATGTGGTAGAGGACGATAGAAAAGTATTCTTCGTCCATGGTTCAGTTGATGTAGATTCCAGAGAAGAAGTTCGAGAGATTGCTGAGAAGGAAAGCAATGCAGTAATTATTGCTTCTTATGGAACTTTCTCTACTGGTATTAACATCAAACGATTACATAATATTATCTTCGCATCACCTTCCAAGTCAAGAGTTCGTAACCTACAATCAATTGGTAGAGTCTTGAGGAAGGGAGAGGGTAAAGACATCGCAACACTTTATGATATTGCTGACGATATCTCTAACAATACAAGATCTAATTACACTTTAAGACATCTATACGAACGAGTGAAGATCTATCAGGAAGAGAATTTTAAATATGAAAAATTAAAAATAGATCTAAGAAAATAATATGGAAGAAGAGTTTTATTCAAGTATAAAATTAAGATCAGGAGAAGAAATTGTTGCTAAGGTTTCATACCTTAAGGAAGAAGACTCTCTCCTTATTGAGAAACCATTACTAGTAGAGCATCATAACAGTAAAAAAAATGGTAAGAACGTATCTGGATTTATTCTAAAAGAATGGATGAAAGCAACATATGAAGATCTGTTTATCATTCGTATGGAACAAGTTATCACGATGACTGAACTAGATGATAAAATTAAAAACTTTTACCTAGGTAATCTTGATGAAGATAACTTCAATGAAGATTGTGATGTAAAACCAAACAAGTTAAAAAACAATGGTTATATAGGATCAGTAGAGGAAGTCAAGAAGAACCTTGAGTCTCTATTTAAAAGAAGCTAAGATACTCTGTCTCTTGAACCCTTACAGAGTTATTCTACTAGGTTACTGAGGATCTGTCAAGCTTGACATCCGTTTTAGAATCAACTATAATGTTTGGAGAATAAAACAGTTGCATGGCAAGGACTAAAAATAAAGAGTATTACGTAAATAATAAAGAGTTCCTCGCTGCCATCATTGAGTATCGTAGCAAGGTTCATCTCGCAAAAGAACAAGGCAATCCGAGACCTCGTGTTAGCAACTATATTGGTGGGTGTTTCCTGAAGATCGCTACGCACCTTTCATACAAACCAAACTTTGTCAACTACATGTTCCGTGAGGACATGATCTGTGATGGCATTGAGAACTGCCTACAATACATCGATAACTTCGACCCAGAGAAGAGTTCTAATCCTTTTGCATACTTCACCCAGATTATCTACTACGCCTTCTTGAGACGCATACAGAAGGAGAAGAAGCAACTGGAGATTAAAAGTAAGATCCTTGAGAAGTCTGGTTATCAAGAAGTTATGTATACAGAGAAGTTTGAAGGAGACATGGCAGGAATGAACATGTCCTATTCAGATATGGGTAGTATCAAAGAAAATATTGAGACAAGAATGAATCGATGAAATCTACATTAGCAACTAGTCTAGGATCTAATCCTACTATCGAAAAAAATATTCTTGATGATCAGGTTTGGATTGATGATATCTTCTATGTCAAAGCAACTCGCTTTGGTCTTTATACCAGCGTATTGAAAGAACCTTATGGTGCTAACTTTATTACTGGTGCTACTAAAGATGGAGTTACTCAGATAACAAGATGGCATCTTAAGTGTTTGCAGGAGGGAACACTTGATGATCATACGTATGTTACTAATGTCAGTATGGGAGTTAAATTATGAAGATTGCACTTATCACTGACCAGCATCTAGATGGTCGTAAGGGTAATCTAGCATTCTGGAATTACTTTCAGAAATTTTATGATGATGTATTCTTTCCAACTCTAGAGAAAGAACGCATCGATACAGTCATTGATCTAGGTGATACTTTTGATAATAGAAAGTCTATAGATTTTAATGTTTGTAATAGAGTTACAACTAATTACTTTGATAAATTAAAAAACTTCAAAGTTCATATGCTTCTGGGTAATCATTGTGTGTATTACAAGAACACCAATAAAATTAACTCACCTGAGTTGTTGCTTAAGCAATATGATAACATCACCATCTATTCTGAACCCAAGTATCTGAAACTTGGCAGTAAGAAATTCTTGATGCTTCCTTGGATTAATAGAGAGAATCAAGAAGAGATCCTAAACTTGCTTGAGACTAGTGATGCAGATAATGTTTGTGGACATCTAGAACTTTCTGGTTTTGAAATTACTCCAGGCATGAAGATGGACCATGGTATGGATGCTAAATTGTTCCATCGTTTCAAACGTGTCTGGTCTGGACACTATCATCATAAGTCTACGAAAGGTAATATTACATACCTAGGCAACCCTTATCAGATGTATTGGAATGATTATAAGGACACTCGCGGATTCCATATCTACGATACTGAAAGTGATCGACTTAAGTTTGTCAGAAATCCGTATGACATCTTCGACAAAATCTTCTATGACGACACCCGTGTGGACTACAACAAACAAGATGTGTCTGGTTATAAAAACAAGTTCATCAAAATCATCGTGGAACAAAAGTCAGACTACCACATGTTCGAGACATTGGTTGATCGTCTTTACAACGTAGGTGTTCATGATGTAAAGATTGCCGAGACTCTTCTAGAAGATGATCTAACAGATGCTGATGAGAACTTGGAGATCAAAGATACAATGACTTTGTTGAACGAGTATATTGATGAGGTAGAGATGTCCGTCAATAAATCAGATCTCAAAGGATTAATGAAATCTCTATATATTGAAAGTTGCGAAGTAGCATAATGTTCATCCTAACTCTCAAAGGTAATGACACTGGCGTCTTCTCCCTCGCAAATGATGTGGGGGATCAAGTCATTCCTATCTTTGAACAGTATGATGACGCTGAACGCTACCATGGCATGATCTTAGATCAGGCAACCCAAGATGAGATACCCTTGAGCATTACAGACATTGATGCTGAACTAATTCTTACCGCATGTAATGAAAAAGATCAAAAGTATGCTATAATAACTCCAGACGACCTGCTGATACCACCTGATAACGTTGTTCTATGATCATTTTCAAAACTATACGATGGAAGAACTTCTTGTCCACGGGCAACGTCTTTACTGAGGTTGATCTCACCACATGTAAAACTAATTTGATTGTTGGTGAGAATGGTGCAGGTAAGTCTACCATTCTTGATGCTCTTACGTTCTCTTTGTTCGGCAAACCGTTTCGTAAGATCAACAAACCGATGCTGGTAAACAGTATCAATGAAAAAGATTGTGTGACTGAAATTGAATTCAGCATCGGTAAGAATGAATTCAAAGTTGTCCGTGGAATCAAACCTAATAAATTTGAGATCTATAATAATGGACAAGTTTGGAATCAAGAATCTACTCTTGTAGATCAGCAGAAGAACTTCGAGCAGAACGTTCTTAAGATGAACTATAAATCTTTTACACAAATTGTAGTCCTGGGTTCATCGACGTTCGTTCCGTTCATGCGTCTTCCTGTTGCACAAAGACGTGAGATTATTGAAGACATTTTGGATATCCAAATCTTCTCTACAATGAACGTGCTTCTCCGTGATAAAATCCGAGACAATCGTGAAGAGATCAAGGACTTTGATTATCAAGTTGACTTGATCAAGGAGAAGGTTAGTATCCAGAAGAGTTATCTTCTTGAATTAGACAAGAAGAACAAAGCAGATATCTCTAAGAAAGAAGAGAAGATCTCCGAACTCTTAGAAGATGAGAATAAACAACATGTGTTTATTAAAGAAACCAGTGATGTTATAGAAAAACTCAACGAAGAAATTAATCAGTATTCTACATCTTCAAACAAACTTAAGAAACTAAACACATTTCTCATCAAGTTGAGTTCTAAATTACAGACATGTCAAAAAGAACATCAGTTCTTTGAGAAGAACCATGTCTGTCCTACATGCACACAAGAACTTTCTGATGAATTTAGAAGTGATAAAATATCATCTGGTAAAACAAAACTAGATGAGTTGACTCTAGGATACAATGATATTCTTTCTGCTATTGGTGAAGAAGAGAATCGTTTTAATAAATGGAATGAACTCTCTACTGAGATCACTAGTAATAATCAACAGATCTCTCAATCAAACTTTCAGATTAATCAGATTCGTAAGTCTATTGTAGATGTTGAGAAAGATATCAAAGACCTAGAGTCTGGTGGTGGGGATAAGAAACATGCATTCATTAAACTAGAAACTTTAGTTGAGGAGAAAAAAGAACTCAATCTTCAGTTGTCTGAATCTAAAAAAGATAAAGACATGTTAAGTGTTGCTGCTGGATTGTTGAAAGACAATGGAATCAAGACTAGAATAATAAAGAAGTATCTGCCTGTGATGAACAAGCTGATTAATCAGTATCTTCAGGGTATGGACTTCTACGTTAACTTTACTCTTGATGAAAACTTTGAAGAAACAATCAAGTCGCGTTTTAGAGATCAATTTTCCTATGCTTCTTTCAGCGAAGGAGAGAAATCTCGTATTGATATTGCTCTGTTGCTTACTTGGCGCAGTATTGCTAAACTTAAGAATAGTGTGGATACTAACCTCCTTATACTAGATGAGATCTTTGATGGATCTCTTGATCAGCAAGGGGGTAGCGATCTTGGTTGGATCCTCAGAAACTTTGATGACAGTATCTCGGTGTTTGTCATCTCCCACAAGGAGCAGATGAACGACAAGTATGATCGAACTCTCAATGTAGAGAAGGTCAAGAACTACTCGGTCGTCCGAGAGACAATCAGCAAACTGGACTAAGGGGACCTTCGGGTCCTCTTTTTTTGTATATACTAGTAGCATCAACGCAAGAGAGACATGCTAAACCAAGAGATTAAAGGTAACCTCGCCAAACTGCTTGCGACTGAGAACCTTGTGGTTGAGCATCGCTCTACTTCCACAGCATCTTTTGATGTAGACAATCGCATTCTGACTCTCCCTAAGTGGGATCGTGCGTCTTCTACAGTCTATGATTTACTAGTAGGTCACGAAGTTGGTCACGCTCTTTATACTCCTAAGTGGGGTGAGTTCTCCTGTCCTAAAGATTATGTGAACGTCACTGAGGATGCACGTATCGAGAAATTGATGAAGCGTCGTTATCCTGGTCTTCGCAAATCATTCTTCGGTGGTTATACCGAATTAAACGATCAAGATTTCTTTGGTATCGATGGAGAAGATCTCGATACATTCAAACTAATTGATCGTGTTAATCTATACTTTAAGATTGGTGTTATCAACATCTCAATTCCTTTTACTGAAGAAGAAAAAGAATTAGTTAATGAGTGCGCTGCAACAGAAACCTTTGATGAAGCAGTTGCTGTAGCAGAAAAGATGTGGGAACTTGCTAAGGAACAGCAGAATGAGATGGAAACCTTAGCAGACATTTGTAACTCTGGTGGAGATGGTGAATCCGAATCTATAGAAAGTGGTGGAGAAGATTCTAAACAAGTAGAAGATATGACGCATGAAGAAATGCTGGAAGAAGCAGAGCGTCGTGAAAAAGTGAATCAGGTGGTGAATCTGCCAGGATTTGGTGGTGGAGATCTTAGTGAGTCTAATACTCAAACTAACTTTGATAGTCGATCTGAAAAACTAACTGGTCGTTCTTTTGGTCGCACTACATACGTAGACATTCCCAAGTTCAATGCATCAGATCATGTTGTTGACTGGAATGTAATTCACGATTGGATTGCTACAAACCAGCAGGATCTTGCTAAGTATGAATGGGTTGATTTTGAATACAAGTCATTCAAGAAGTCTGTTCAAAAAGAAGTAGCATATCTGGTAAAAGAATTTGAATGCAAGAAAGCAGCAGATTCGTACTCTCGTTCTATGACTTCTCGCAGTGGTGTTCTTGACTGCAGCAAACTGCATACTTATAAGTACAACGATGATCTATTCAAGAAAGTGACCACCTTGCCTGAGGGTAAGAACCATGGAATGTTATTCATCCTTGACTGGTCTGGTTCCATGGGAACTACTATGCTTGCTACGATAAAGCAACTGATCATCCTTTGTATGTTCTGCAAGAAAGTTCAGATTCCTTTTGAAGTGTATGCATTTACCAATGAGTGGCTTGGTGCTGAACGCGCAATGAGTAATAGTTGTGATGAAAATGCTTATCAAAGCGTATATCATATTGATCGTCATTTACTCAAGAAGAATGAGATGTATGTCAGTAAGAGTTACTTCAGAATGATGAACATCTTTTCTTCTCGTTCTAATGCTAAGAACTGGGAACGTCAGTGTCTTAACATCTGGCGTGAAGTATTCGCTATGACAATGTATGTTGGATACCATTCGACCATAGGTATGGGTCTTTCAGGCACTCCCCTTAATGAGTCAATTGTTATTATGAAACATATCATTCCAGAGTTCCAGAAAACTTCTGGTGTCAGTAATATCAATCTGTGTGTCTTAACTGATGGTGAGTCCTGCAGTTCTTCTTATGGTTGTGAAGTTCAATATCACGATGAGGAACCAAGTGTTATTAGTCGTCGCATCGATGGTGGGGATGTTGTTCTTCGTGATCGTTTTATTGGTCGCACTTACAACTACCAGCAAGGATGGTCAGAACAAACAAATGTATTCATTCAGAACTTGAAAGAAACTCATCCTAATGTGAGTGTTATGGGCATTCGTTTACTTGAAGGTGGATCAGGTCTTTCTAGTTTTTATCGCCGCTATTGTACTGATTCTGCTGATGGAATGGATAAATTATATAAGGATTGGAAAAAATCTAAATCTGCAATTCTTCCTAATCCTCTTGCATACGATGCTTTGTACGTGATGTCTGCTAAGAACAGCACCAGCTCTTCTCCTGAAATGGAAGTGGAAGCAGGATCATCTAAGACTCAAGTTCGTGCTGCTTTTCGTAAGATGCTGCAGCAGAAGCAATCCAATAAAGAAGTGTTGAACCACTTCATCAGTCAGATCGCATAGTGTCCACTCTGCCCTATACTAATGGAGGACAACTAATGAAACACCACGTCCCTGATGAGATTAGAAAGAATTGCTTTGATTGTTTCAAGAGTTTAAATGAAGCAGAGAGAGCAGTTGTTTTACTCG